TTAATACTGTTAGACGATTACGAATAAAGTTATTAGTAGCTAGAACGGCTTCGTCTCTGTAGACAGTTCTTGCTTCTGAACCGTTAGTTACATTTGTAAGAACATATAAACGATAAGAATCATTAGAGTCTAACCATACATCACCTATTGCAATAGTTCCACCATCTTGAGTGGTGTCGCTGTGTACAGGTGCGGTGTTATCCTCATGAGTACTTCCAGTAAAGTCTAGTACTTCTGAAGCACTTCCAGACCAGTTAATAGTAGCAATACCGTCAATATCAAAATCAACGCTTGCTTCATTAACAGTAACGTCTTTCAACTTCATCACTTTACGATTATCAGAACCAAGTACAAAGTATACGTTAGCTGTGCCTAATGTAGATGAGTTAGAAGATCCTAAATTAATTGTACTAGAAGAGGTACCTGGTGTAATTACATTGGTGCCGCCTGTATCGTAATCGAAAGTGCTAACATCATAATTTTTTGCACCAGCAAATAAAGCCCAAAGAACTTCTTCTACTGCGTGAACTTCAGCTGCAGAATCTGCTTTTCCTGTGCCTGTTGTGCTTGATTTAAATGGTCGTACATATGTTGAAAAAGACCATTCGCCTGGTGCTAAAGAGTCGTTAAAAGCTCTCCGACCACGACGGCTGACTCCACCTGTAGACTCCATCTCGTTCAAAGTAATCTCTGTACTGTTTGTAGCTTGCGAGAAACTAAATCCATCTAGTACGGGAACTTCCCATACAACGCCATCAAACTCAATAAACATCTTCGAGTCGCGGCTAAAATATAGTTGTTGTGCCATAGTTATCTCCTATGAAACTTGAAAAGACTTGGACGTGAACATTTGTTCTTGCCAGTATTTTCTAATAACGAACCTCTATAAGAATCTCTCCGACTCCTAAAGGCTCAAGTACACCTTCATCAGTATCAAAACTGACTATAGTGATCTGTTGAGTATTAAATAGACGGTTTTGTCTATCTGAGTATTGTAAACTGCTGTTTTCTTCTATTATAGTCTCTACATCTTCCATTAGGGAGTTGAGAGCCTCTTGAGCGTCTTCTTCCTGCACATAGCAGCGTATAGTAATGGACAGAAATCTGTCTTTATACCCGCCACCTTGATATTCTCTTGTCTCGCTCCCTGCGTTTAAATGTATTGCAGGAAACTCTTCTATCTCGTCCCAGAACTTTAAAAATGGGTGTACATTATTTCCTACGTCCGTTAAGTGTGCTCCGGACCCATCAATATCTTTCAGCTTCTCTACTAAAGCTCTGACAATATTTGCTCTGCGTGAGGTGTATAATCTTTCCCCTGCCATTACATTCTCCTAGTGTATAATCTGCCTAAACCGTATTGTGCTGCTATCTCTCGGATAGACGCATCAATAAGAGGTCTAGGGTCTCTCTCAGCGCTTGCAAATCTGGTGCCGCTTGATGCTTCGAAAACTCCATAAGGAGATCTAGCGTATGTATACCCCACACTTGGAAATCCCTGCGCTGTAGTAGCAATATCTGTAACTCTTACACTTCGTGCAAATGTTCCTGTTACGTTGTCAAGTCTGGGGGAACCCATATTCTTAGCAACAGTATCTGATAGTTGTGAGTTGATAATGCCCAGCATATTTGCTGTAGACACAGTGCTTTGTTTCGCTTTACTGGTTCTGCCCGGGGCCAAAGGTTTAGCGGCTGTCATTCTTATGCCGCCCTTTCTACTAGTACCTTTATTCTTCTCTGTGGGCTTACCTTTTGTCTTAAGTTTTACTTTCTTTGGGTCTAGTAAAGGGTCTACCTTTACTTCTGCTCCTTTGAGAGTAGCAAACTTGCCTATAATTACTGAGGCTGCTTTTTGGTTTAACGAAGAAGAGCCAGACATAGAAGCCAGCTCGCCTGCGCCTACCTTTTTAAAGAATTTCTCAATTGTACTTTTTGCTGCTTTTTCCCTGGCTTTATCTGTTACTCTGTTAGTATACTTATCCTGGTAGTTAATAAAAGGTATATAAGAAGCTTTAATGTCTCCATCTTTTCTAACGACTTGTTCGTATTTAAGCTGTATACTTACTATGTCGTTATATACACTTTGATCTATTTCTCCTGCCTCGAAAGCAGTTTGCATAAACGATTTAAACTCTGAGACAAACTCTTCTTTTTGTTTATCCGAATTCATGGCCTGGTCCGCTCTGGCAAAAGCTTTTGCAGATTGCACACCCGATACAGCTACACCGTCACCCGCTCCATGGCCTCTGTCAATTGCTCTAAGTATCTTTTTAAGATTTTTATTTGATGTATTTACAAACTTTGTAGTTATTTCTACTTTACAGTCTCTTAGCTGATCAAAGCTACTTACTAAAAAAGCTTCTCCATCTAAAACTTTTTTATAGTGGTGGGGAAACTTATTCTTTAAGTGCATCCCTCCTAGTGTATTTTCAACACCTACGGCACCTTTTTCAATTCGTTTCTTTCTTTTAGTAAAGCTATCTTGGTACCTCTTGGCTATTGCTCGTGCCTCTTGTAGATCTTTTTGAGTAAATACTAGAGTTTTAACAGTGCCTGGTATTCTCTTTCTCTCTACTAACTCACGTATCGTATCATTAATAAAGTCTAAATCTTCTAAAAACAGTAATTGAGGACGAGCCCCTTGTAACTGCTTTCTTACTTTCACATTCTCTTTAGAGCTTAAGTCCCTTAGTAGCTGTCGAGCTAGCTGTTTCCGTACATTAGACTCCATTAGTAGTTTTTGTACAAGTCTAACACTCGCTTAATATGGTCTGGGAAAGCTACATTGTTGCGTTGACTACTAGAGCTCTGGTTCTGAATGCTAGCTGCACCAAGAGTTCTTCGCTCTTTGTGCTCGTCTTTTAAGTAGTAAGTAATTAAGTCAATTATTGCTAACTTTAGATCTTCTGGTACCGAGGCGTAGCCTGCCCTATAAACTACTTTTACGGACCCAGGACCACGAGGCCAGTTAACAGCACCACCGCTAGAATTAGTTCTAGAAATACTGTCGGTACTTTCATCGAGAAAATAGTCGAACGCCGTAGTAGTAAGAGTCGTATAATCTGTTCCATAAGAATCTCTCTCCTGAACTGAAACAATTGAATTTATGGGGCTTTCTGTTAGCTGAACTATATTGGTTCCCCACGTTATGTTAAATGATTCTTCTTTATTCGTAGAGTAGAAATCTACGAATGTATTACCACAATAAGTTTTTACTAATTGACTTACAGCCGGAACTAAAGCACTGATACGCAAATCCTCTTTGGGACTTCCAATGCCTTCTGCTTCTTTATATTCTTCTAATGTTATTAAATTTGCCATAAGTATATTAGTAAAAACTTGGGGGAGAATAAACTCCCCCAGGTTAATAATCTGGAAGAGAGTATCTCCCAGATTAAAGCAACCCTTAGCCTATTGGAAAGGGAAACGAACTGCAGGCTTATTAGCACCCGCGCCAGCAACTAACTCGTTAAAGCCAAGAGACTGAGTTGCGACCAATACGGTACGCTGCTCTTTGACGATGTAGTCAGTTTCTACGTTAACACCGCGCAAACGTGGAATCACATAGTTATCCATGTTTACAGCAAGAGCTGCAGTAGTAGTAGCTGCACCAGCGTTAGCCAAGTTGCTAACCAAACGATCTGTAGCAATTACAGGTGATCCGAAGACCGTACCAACCATACCAGAAAGCTTAGTAGCCAAATCACTACCAACTTCTGTTACATCGGTAAATCCTGAAGCATCAATCAAGTTGAAGTATGCATCAGTAGGAACGATGTAAGCTACACGGCTAGCTTCTAGACCGTACTTACCCATTTCCTTACGAAGTGCAAGAAGGTTAGCAGGAGTTACAAGACCAGAGCCTGAAGCATCTAGTGCGGTAAGAGCAGAAGCTGCACCGTAACCACTTGCATTGTCAGTACCATTCACACCTACTAGACCTTTAGAGATGTTACCTGCACCAGCACCAACTAGTAGAGCTGAGTCAATAGCGATTGCGTGAGCACGTGCTAGAGCTGAGGTAAGCATAGGTAGGATTGAAATAACGATTTGCTCGTCAGTATCAGCAGGAATAAACGTGCTTGAAATCAATCTGTGTGCTTGCAAGATTACCTGATTAACATTATAGTTGTTATCAGATGCGCCTGCTTCTTCCAAGTTGTTCGCAGCTGTATCAGCACCGCCAGCACTAAAGTTAGCAGCTTCGGTATCAGGAGCGATTGGTAGTACAGTAGCACCACTTGAAACTTGAATTTCGCGGAACAAAGGTGCAACCTTCATTGCCTGACGAACTTCTTGTTCAAACTGGTTTGATACGATTACGTCAACACCAACTGCAGAACCATCACCAGCAGTACCAGTATATGTTACGCCAGCTTTTTCTAGAGTTTCACGACCAAAGTTAGTATCCCAACCTTTGCCAGTAATCTTACCAAGAATGTGAGCAGACAATAAGTCACCGCCCATTGCTTTAACGTCTACGCCGTTTGTACGGCCAGAGAAGTCACGCTTGCTAGTACGCATAGCTTCAAGCTCAGCTGATTTTTCCATCAACTCAGACTTGTACTTTTCTAGTACTTCGGCAGTTTCAACACCTTTAGATGCGAAGTCTGCTTGCATGTCAGCTAATAGACGCTCGGCACCTGATTGTACACCAGATACTACAGCAGTTTTAACTGTTTCTTCTTGTTGAGCTTTAGCTTCAGCGTCTGCTGCTTCCTTCTCAACGATTTCTTGTGCTACGGCTTCATCCGCGGCTTTTTGTTCGGCTTGCTTCATAGCAATCTTGGTAGCAGTTTCTTCTGCTACTTGCTTTGCAAATGCGGCTAAGTCGATTTCTGGAGTATTAACTTCAGACATTTGTATCTCCTTTTGAACCTTTTCGGTTCCGTCCGGTGTATCACTAGCTACGCTAGAAGTATTAACTTCGTCTTTAGCCAGAGTCTGACCGGCTAGATCTACACGATTTGTGAAAGTTTTTTTGAATTCTTCATACTCGTCCATAGAGTCAAAAGATTTCGCTAGCGAGAAAGTAGCTTCCTGATTACAAGGTACGGAAACAACCGATACCTCAAATAATTCTGCGTCCTTTATCATTAATCCGTCAGTTTCCTTTATGAAATCAGCATCCTTGACTCGGAAACCAACAGAAAATGCTCCAAGGATACCTTCTTTTACTAATTCGCAAACATTAGCGGGTGCTGACTTGCTAATCTTTGCTTCTAACTCCAGGCCATTCTCTGTTACTTTAAGGCCTGTAGCACGACCGATAGGACGATCGTAATCATGATTGAAAAGAATAATAGGGTTCTTTTCGAAATTCTTTAAACCACCCTTTTCCCAAGCCTGAGCTGAGATAGAGTCGCCAGCACGATCGAAATCTGCTGTACTTGCCATACCGCGAATCATTACTGACCCGTCATCTACCGCATGGGTTTTGAAAGTTGAGGTTAGGTTAAAAATTTTATCCATTCTTTTTCCCCGTTTTTGCTTGGGCTAATTCCGTTAGAGGATCTTTATCCTCTTTTTTGTGAATAAGTTCCCATAGTTCCGGTTCGTATTTTTCAATCCAGTCTACTGCTCCGGTATACGTTCCCATCACTTTTACTATCTCTTTAGGAGACAGGAAAGCCGGTCTATCAAGGGCTCTCTTATACTCATTTAAAGAAACAACATATCCTTTCTCAGCAAAGTACATTCCTAATTCATGTACTAATCTGTGTTTTCTATTTCTAGTCACTGCCATCTTCATCACCTTCAGTTGGTCTACCACCCTCATCTGGGTTGGCTGCACTTCCTGCTATATTGGCAGGAACTCTAACATCGTCTTGTCCATCTAAAGCTTCAAAGCCTAATCTAGTTCTGGCTTCATTGATAGTAATAATACCACCATTTACTAATGAACTATAGTACTGTGACTGATCTCTAAGCTCTGGTTGTAGAGCTGGGATATCTATGACTTCTTCTTTTATTTCGTATCCGAAGAAGCGGCTGTAAGCGTAGTTTATCTTTCTTACTATTGGTAAGATTGTTTCAAGATAATACATTCTCATATTAGGACGAATGTTTGCATTGTTTCCTGAGTCTAATAAGATAGGTGGGATACCCAATGCTTTTAATATAATTGTTTCGTTTTCTGTAATAGAAGATTGGAAGTCTAACTCTTTAAAGTTTACGTTAGAAATGCTATCAATCTCTATACCACCGTCAAGAATCAGAGGGCGTCTACCACCTGCGTCTGGACGATATCGAATGCTCCATGATTGAATCATTCGTTCTTTAATCTTTTCACTTAATGTATTTGGGCTTTTTAGTACTAGTCCTGGCACTGCTCCGTTCTTAAAGAAGTTATCTTGAAACTTTCTCATTGAAGCAGTAAGGGCCATTGTTCGTACAGCGGGCTTCAGTCTTGAAGTTCCTCGGAAGATAGAGTAAAAGGAGTTTTCCTTAACATGTATGATCTCGTCCGGGCCGTAGTCTACATCGTTGTATGTGTACTTCTCTATAAATGTTTTTGGATCTGCGTGTATTGTTACGCTATCTGCAGGTAGATGATACAAGTGAGCACCATCATAGTATATAAAAATGTTTCCGTCTAGTAAATAGTCGGTAATTAGGTTTCTCTTAAAAGAGCTGACATCTTGAAATAGGTTAGGCTCTTTATTAAGTAGCTTATTTACGGTAGATCGTCTCATTCCTTTTTGAACGCCATTTGTTTGATTAGGCTGAACAACTACTGGAATCTCTGCTACGTCATCTACAATCATATTAACGCCGCGATTAACGATCTCTAGCGTTTCATAAAACTGTTCGTAATTTTGAGTATACTCTCTAGAACCTTCTTTAGTTTCCCCAAAGTACTGCTGTATAGGATTCAATTTTTCCATGTCGGCTTCGTCAGCCTTATTACCAAAAATGTTACTATACCATGCCATGCTTTTCTCTTTGAATCTCTACCCAATTTTTCTGCTTGTTTGCAGTGCCTAAGCTAGGGTTTCTCCCATAAATGGAGTGTAACTGTAAGTGGTGAGCATTGCAGAGAGTTACCGTATGTTCGTATAACTCTGCTTGATGCTCTGCTATGAAGTCTTCTCTAAAAGAAAGCACATTCTTAGGGTCTAATTTGTTCTTTGCTACGTAATCATGTATAAGAGGAGCTAACGTATAAAAGTGGTGGAAGTCTAGTTTAACTTTCTCTCCACATATTCGGCATTCACTGCCTTTTTCATACTTGTTCTTTGCTTTGTCTCTTATGTATTTTACGATGTCTCTTTTTAAATCCATTTTCTAATACCAGAATTATATCGAGTTTAAGGTACCATGTCAAATATTATTTTTGGATGGTGTCGTTAGAAGCCACTGTTTGATGTTTCAAACGAGTAAAGGGCGTACCTTAGCGCGTCTGCCATGTGCGAGGCTCTGTTATGTTTTGGTTTTTCTTTAAGTAGATTCGGGTTAGGATCCCACTGGTACTGGTCAAGTGCTGCTAAAGTTTCTGTGCAAGTCTGGTCAATAAATAATCTGTCATTATCAACTATTCCCTCTACTCTTGCAATACCATCTAGTATTGACTTCTTTGCGTTAATAGTGCTAATATCATAATTTTGTGCAAAGTCGAATCGTGTCTGTTGAGCTGCGGAGTCAATAAAGATATAGTCTATATCCCACTTATCAATAAGTCTTTGTATTTCACCAGCGTGTTGCTCTGTTGTTTTTTCAGCATCTAAGTACTCATCTAGTAAGTAGAACTTCTCTTCATCCCAGTCATAGCCAATTACACAAAATGCTGTCGGATCTCTATAGCCTACGTCAAGGCCTGCAAATATATCAAGACGTTTAGTCTCCATTTGCTGAAAGTCTCCCGTGCACTTCTCGAAATCAAAGCTCCATACCTGACCTTCAAAGGTATTGAAGTCAGCCTCATACTCTTGTCGGAATTCTGCCTCAGACATACTCTTTCTAGCTTCTGAGATATCATTCTCTGACATACGAGGATTAGACTTATAAGTAGCTCTTATAGATACCCACTCAGGGAATTCATCACTAAAGCCTCGATCAAAGAACTCTGCGAACCAGTTGTTGCGACCCCGTGGTGTGGAGATAAAGATAGCTTTTGAATTGTCTTTATCTAGCGTGGGGCGTAGTGCTACGTTAAAAGCATCTTTACCGTCAGCTAGTGCTG